AAGAACATCGACGGACCCGGAACCATCAAGAACGGAAAGAATACGCTGACCGCGAGAAACGTAGGCAGGGGCGTCCTGCAATAACCAATCAAGAGGCATAAATATAAATATTAACGATTAGACAAACGAGTCGCAAATGTTTTGTTGACTAAATTCTTCTTTTGAACAGAATACGAAAGATTGATAAAGAAATTATCCTCCGAATTAGACACAAACGGAGAATTTACCTGTCCAATATCAGTAAACAAAAGAGAATAGTATGAATTATAACTTGCAGACAAAACACGCTGCTGAACCCAATAAGAATAAAGGGGAACGTCAGACTTAGAGGCCTGAAAACGGGACAACTGACCAAGAACTTCGTCGTAAGAAGACCGAAACTCATTAAAGCAAGGTTCATATGCCACGGCTTCCGAGGCAGAGGTAGTTCCAAAGCCAAACTGGAATCCCGGAATATCCTGGTATCCGATATCATTATAAATAGGATTAAAATAGTCGGCACCAGTATAGTGAAGGTAATCGGGATAAATACCAGCCCAGTAGTATACAGGTCGAATACTCAACATATCAATCAAGTAACCGGGCTCACGAAAATAGTAGGACTGTCGACGACCAAGGCGGTCATTAAAAGCGATAGCGCCACCCTGCTGTCCAAGGGGACCAATCGACGAATCGCCACCGAAATTACTAAATCCAGCCTGATTCATAATCACCTGAACATTAATGGTTTGCGAAGCGCTAAACAAAAGCTTAGGTCGATCGACGTGTTCAATCTTAGACGCAAAGAACGTCTCCAACCAATCGCTATAACGACTTCCTCCAGCACCAAGCAAATCCTTATATTCTTGAAGACGCGAAGCGATAGCAAGCTGGGGGATAGTTGCCACTCCAGTCATCGAAACTCCCTCAGAAGAGCCAACAGGGAGCAGTCTACTGTAACGATCGGGGTTCGAGGGCACAACAGCCATCGGATGAGCAACAAGAAAGGCTCCGAGAGTGGTGACAGTCGTAGCAGCAGGAATAGTAGAAAACTGACTATCGGGACCCGAGCTCGACAATACCGTGCTTCCAGGATAAATAGTAGAAACAGGATAACCGTCGCGAGAAGCCGTAATTATCGCACCAAGGTCAGACAAAGCTATCTGGGAAAAAAGATTTCCGCGATTATACGTATTATTCGAAGAGGTTACAGACGAAGGATAAAACTGACTCTCAAAATATGCATCCAGGAATTCAAGATTACCAAACCTCTGACTAAAGAATGACGAATTCGACCCAAACTGAAGAACAGAATAAAGAGTACCAGTAGAATTGGGTATGAAGTACCAACTACCGGGCCAGGCGAAAGAGTAGAGACCCCACTGGGAATAACTGTAATAATTACGAACGATGTCCCAGTAAGCAAGATAAGAATCAGCATTACACCAACCTAAAGGATAGGCCAACTGAGCCGCCGTAAGATTACCCGACATCGGAACATTACTCGAAGTCGGGGTCGGTATAGAAGCGGGAACAGCGCGTAACCAACGAAGCAAGGAGTTGGAATAAGGATAGTTATTTGTCGTGAATTCGTATGAACCAGTAGTTGAAGCGGCAATAAAATTCAAGCTCAAATCATTCATATCAAACTTACTGCTATTCGTCCTCATCTCGGGGTGGTATAACTGGAGCGGCACCCAAAAGCGGTGAAGTCGAATAGTGTAAGGATTGAACGTCGGAACAGCAAGAGGATTACTGCGAACGTCAATACCCTGCTCGATAGAAACACGATCTCGAGCATTAATGAAATCAATTCGCACCGGATACAAAATACCCGGTGTGCATGTAAAAGCCTTACTCTCAGGAACATCGTAGCGAGAGTAACCATTTACAACGTGTGAAATGAAAGGTTGTTTTCCCATAAATTAAGTAATTAGTTGAAGTTTATAATGATCTCTCCAGAACTGAAGAATGTCCAAATCGAGCCAAGTAGGGGGGGCGAAATCAGGCATCTTCCGAGAAGACGCAGAGAAACGCATTATTTGCTTTTGCTCCCACGTATACGATGCTCTACGGGATACGGAGGAATTGAGGCCGAACCGCTCAACACACAGAGAGACAATACGCTTAACCAAAGAAGACTTGCTAAAACGTGCATAAGCATCAGCAGCGGTAATTGAGCGAACAACTTCGTCTTCCGGTTCGATATATTTAAGATAGTATCGAGGAATCGAATAATTATAATTGATACGCTTCTCAAAATCGAAATAAGACCACGACGAAACGCGAGTAGAAGGACGAGGCATATAGCCAAGAAAATCACCGACGCCAGCAGATACGAATTTTCGCGTATAACGGCGATGTTGGAGGAGGCAAGATAAAGGTGTAAGTTTTCCATCTACGGTAACATATTTATCCGAAATTTCTTCGGGATTAAACTGAATTTGTTTAGTAACATACTTAACACAATAGCGAGCACGCTTGTGGGTAGCCTTTGCCAACCACACAAAACCAAGATCTCGAACGGCAGAACGAATAGTATTGTAAAGAACATTTGTGCCGAAGAGAAAACCATGAAAATGTAGTCGAGGTTCATTTCCTGTTTCAGGGTGAGTGCCAAACTCTTGAAAAAAGGCATGTTTGAACGAATGACCGAGTTTATGTCGCAAGCGCTCATTGAAACGGCGGATAAAACAGGACGGGTCAAGCAAGGCTTCGTTGTAATACTTCGGATCAATCGTTATTGTAATAAAAATAGCCTGCTGGCCATCAGCCTTACAGCGAGCAAGTTCGCGCTCGAGCCGAACGAACCAATCATTACGCTGGCGACGCAAGCAATCTTCGCACTTTCCGCACGGAACCATCAGCCACTGTCGAGCGATGTCCCAAGGTCGAAGAGCTAAGGCCGATTTGGCAACATCAGAACCATTTCGACAAGGATTCTTCTTGTCAAAATAACGACGATTCCGGATCCATATGGGAGATGAACAAGGCATTAGAAAATACTTCGAAGACAATCAAATTTAATACCAGGATGATCAAGATGACAACGAACGAGATAATCATTCGCAGAAACTTCATCAGCGAACCAAGCAATAACGACTCGCTTTTTACCCCTGTATGCGCCAATAGAATAGCGACAAGCGGCACCATTAACAATAGGGGAAAATCTCGGTCGAAAGTCAAAATAATCCATAATTCAAAAAGATTGCATTGCGCTTCGAAAGACGGTACTTTCGAGCGCGAGAACTACTACGTTTCGCCGGCCGACAGCCTTAACGGCTGGGACGCTGCGCGTCTTCGGCCTCCATGGCTTCACTCCGTTTGGGATATACCGGCAAAGCCGGTGAATACAAAAGCCCACAGGAGAGGGGAGTATCTCCTGGGGCATAGTAAGTCAAAGAACTCTTCCACCGAGCGGGCGGGTCACTACTTTAGTTCCCTTTCCCTTCTTCTTCCGACGCGCTTTCATTGAGAGACAAATCAAAGTCAAACATAAGAACAAGTGTATTATCGAAAAACTCGACCGCAAAATTCGGATACGCACTCAGGGCGCTTATAAGACTATGGACAGAACGATGTTCGATATAGGGAGAATCGGCAATACTGGAATGTTCTACGTAGGTAGAAACGGGAGTATGCTCAAGGGCATCAATAGAAAATGACGAAAACTGTCCATTTTCAATGTAACCTACCTGAACAAGGTCAATCTTAAAGGCAGGATTAATACGACGGATAACAACGTGAATCTGTGTCATAATTAAAAGAATTAACTAAAAAAGCGAAAAAAAGGATTTACAAAAATCTTCCCAACGATTAGAAGCGTCGACCCAGAATTCACGGCCTTCGGGGGTTCTATCGAAAGCAAATGAGCCGGCAAGAAAAAAAGAATAATTCATAAAGCCATACTTTGCATAACGGCGCAGACGGTCTCGAATGTCGTCGCGAACAGATGTGGTAACTCGTCCAGATTCTTCGAGATTCTTCGCGTATTTACGATAAAGGCGATTTCGAACAAGCCACTCAACGAAAAGATACTCTAAAGCATCAACTCGTAAATCTAACTGATTAAAAGATTTCTGCGTTTTCATGATAATGTGGTTATTGGTTTACGATGCAAATATCCGAAAAAAATAGTAAATGACAAAATTCAAAAGGTCGAAAAAAGTATTCAATTTCTCCCAAACATACTACGACGTGTGTATGTGCCACCAATCCGGTCACCGGAAGAGCCATAAAATTCCTTCATCTCCTCATAACCTTCAGGACCAGCAGGACCTGCAGCCTTGCGGCCAACGTATGAGGCGCCAGCGATGCCTGCGGCAGTGGCAAAGGAGCGAATGACATCATGTGCGAGACGAAGTCGAGAATTGCGCAAATCCCAACGGATGTTTCCTGTTTCGAGTTGAGCAGTTTCAGCAGCAGCGGACTTCAAAATAGCCGTAGTTTCAGCCACTTTCATCATCTTCGTCTCAACAACTTCACCTTTATCGTTACGAATCTGAACAGGAACTTCTTTCTCCCAATTCAGCTCGTACCATTTCTGCAAATCCTTAAGTTCCTGGGCATTAAGCTTTATACGAGATTCAGATTCAGCAGCGGCAGAAACGTTTGCAATAGCGGAAGACCAGGCAACAGCAAGGGCTGCTCCAGCTTGAGGTTCAAACCAATCATTCGTCATACGAATATTTTGGTATTTCTCCTCCAAAATGCCAGCCATAGCCATAATAGAAGACATTTTATAACCTTGCGTAATATTAGCCAAATAAGCGTCAATTGCAACAATTTGAGCCTGCGCTTCACGAAGGTTGGCGAGCTCACGAGCATCTTTAACATTATGCTGCGCAATCTGCAATTCAAGATTATCCATCTGTTCTCGCCACTCTTGCGTATGAGTATTACCACGAAGGTTATCAGCTTCCGCCTCATCTCGGTTAGCAGCAGCAGTATTGCGGTCAACCGTAGACTGCGCAACCATATTTTGTGCAATAGCAGTAGGATCACCAGGAGCGAAAGCAGCAGGAGAAACGGGAGCGCCGCCTGAAGGACCTGAAGCAGAAGGCATACCTGCAGAACCACCGGACATAGTAGCATTCACGCCAACACCAGAAGAGCCTAAAACAGCAGCAGGTGTTACACCAGCCTTCAAATACCGGCTAAAAACTTTTGAGGGGTCATTATACGAATTTTCATAATCAAACTGCCTTTGCCAATTAGTATAAGAAAGTTCAGACTGTCTTTGCATCTGCTCTAAAGCGTATTTCTGCTGAAGAGCCATTTGTTTTTGCTGATATCTCCACTGCCGGCGGGCGTTCATGCCACCAAAAAGTTGGCCGAGGGCGCCGGAAATCAAACCGGTAGCACCGGTAGAGGCGGCCGACTGGCCAAGAGCCTGGCCGAAAGACGTAGCAGCGGCAGCAGCAACGGGAGCGGGCATACTACAGGTGTGTTAAATTGTTAGAACGAATGATATAATCAACACGAACAGTGTCAATGTGAACGCCACTACGCTGCATCCTGGCTTGAGCCGAACAAGAAGCAAGAAAAAAGGCGGCCAATGCGGCAATAATAGACGAAATGAGTGTCCAAAAGGCTTTAGACCTGTAAAAGGGTTGCTTGATCTCAGACATAAGAATAAAATTTAAAGAACGATAGAAAAATGCGCGGCCTCTCCTGCAGTCGTTACCAATAACCTTCAGCAATTCACGAACTCTTGCAAAAGGGGTCCGCGCACGTAACATATATCTTCAAGTAAAGGATATACTATTTTTCTTCAGAATTAGTAGACTTCGAAGCAGACTTCGACCTATCTATTTCAGAATCAATAAGTTCCTGTCCAACCTCGAGTCCATCAAACTTATCCATACGAGAGAACGAGTTAGGGTCGAAATCGATTTCAGGATTAAACTTTTCGCCCTTATCAAAATCAGAGGGTTCGGCAATCACGTCCGGACGACCAGGAAGAACATCGACGGACCCGGAACCATCAAGAACGGAAAGAATACGCTGACCGCGAGAAACGTAGGCAGGGGCGTCCTGCAATAACCAATCAAGAGGCAT